GTACCAACGTTAAGAGTACCATCAGTAAATGCTAACTGTTTTAAACCACCATTACTAGCATCTGTACCAATACCAGATGGTCTAATAGTCAGTAATGTTACACGCTCTCCTTCATCTTCTAAGGTTCTATCAACTAGAGAAGATCTAAAATTAGAAGATATTCTTGCTGCCAAACTTAAACCTGATCCGTAAGCAGAAGGAGCTGGTACAGCGTTGATGGAATCTGTTATAGTTTCTACTCTAGTTGTAGTACCAGATTTGCCAGTAATATCAATTGAATATGTACCAGATAATCTATCTGGTCTTAGAGTGCCAGATTCTAAGTTTGAAGCATCAAGATAGAATACACCTTGCTTACCATCAAGTAAGTCAGAATCTAATCCTGATTCTGGACCAGTTTTTAAAGTAACTGCTCCATCAGGACCATATGTATATTGTGATTTCTGGAATCTAGCAACACCAACTGTACCAAAAGGATCTAATGATGTTGTTTGATTTGTAACTCTCTTGACATCCATTTCGATGCTAGAGAAGTATGTTTGCTGAGTTGAAGCAAGAACAGTAAGTTTAGCGCCAGTTCCTAATCCTAAAGCACCTGGAATGGGATCGATATCAAAATCTTCTGTATATCCATTACCACCATCAGTTATAAGGGCATTAGTAATTAAACCATTTTGAACAGTAAATGTTGCTTTAGCACCAGAACCTGTATTTGAACCGAATAGTTCTACGTTATTGAACGTACCAGTTGAGAATGGAACTCCAAACTGAACTTCTTTGTTTACTATATTAGCAGTATTATTTGCTGATAAAGTAATTGTTCCCGAAGTTCCACTATCAAGCTGAATGCTGGTGATAATAGCATTGGTAGCAACTCCCTCAGCAGTTACCTTTTGCCCAATAACAGCTTTGGTAACGTCAACTACGCTAATTGTATTTTCTCCTATATTACCATTGGTAATAGTTGAAGTGTAATAGTTACCTGGACTTTCTATAAAGATGCCAGCAGCATATGCTCCTTTGGTAAAGTTAGAATCAAATTGTAATGCAGTTTCTGTTCTTATAATGGTAAATACTGTACCAACAGGGACATCATTAATTAGCGTAGAACTTAATACAACTCTAGTATTACCACCAACAGTTAATATTTCAAGAACAATTGTATCTGCTGACACACCATTACCAATAACTCTCTGTCCAGTTTGTATTAAACTCGTTAATGGAATAGTGATGTAGTTTACTGGCGGGATTAAAGGATCACCACTTCCAGGTGAGAATAGAACAGTTTTTACTAAGAATTTAGATTCTGGTAATTTAACACCTTGTACAACTGGTTTAAATGATTGATCGCCCCTTAAGAATGTAAACGAGTTTGCTGAACCAGTATTAGGTAATGCTAATCTAGAAGTAGAAATAGTACCAGTAGTAATAGAAGCAGCATCAATAGAAGCTGATGTCAGTGGAACCCAGTTAAATTCATTTGATCCTGATGTATTAACAACTCTAGATATGTTTACTGTGACAGGAGTAGCATTATGACTATTAATATTGTCAACATCAGTAAATTTAACAGAATTTTCAATATTAATAGAAACTCTACTTTCAACAAAAGATGTTAATTGAGCTCTTTCCCCGACGTAAACATAGAAACATGTACCACCATCTGCTGGTTGAGGAATGCCAGATTGACCAGAGAAAGCAGATGTTCCTGAAGTTCCCTCTGTTGTTACTTTATAAAGATTTGTTCCAACAAAAATTAAATCATCGACAAGATATGTTTGATTTGCTGACCAAGCAACTTCTCCTATAGAAATAGATACAGTTGGTGTGGTATCATATCCACTTCCTTTATTGGTAATTTCAACTGCCGAAATTCTACTACCAACAACAACAGGAGTTGCTGTTGCTTGAACACCATCACCTTGATTCGGAGCAGAGATAACTACAGATGGAGTTTCATTTAAATAAACATTACCACCGCCAGAAACTGAAATTGAGAATACAGTACCATATAAAGTACTAGTTACTGAACCAATAGCACCTGTTGCCGAACCAATAACTAATGATCCAGTTGTAAATGTTGTGGATATATTTGGAGGATAAGCTAAAAATTGAGTATCTACATCATTATTTAAAATATATGAAACTGTACCAGTAGCGATTTGAACTTCTGTATTGCCAGATCCAGCGTCAGTAATTGTTATAGGAATTTCGTCAATAACATTTTCTGGAGATGCTGCTAACTGAACAAAATTATTTGGAAGAACAATAAGATAATAAGACTCTCCAGCAACTATAGGACCATCAGTTGTTTGAATTGGGTTAACTGGACTTGATACAATTGAAAGAATTTGACCGCTAGAGAATCCAGTTTTAGGAGTAAAGATTTTATTATTTGCTACATCAACATCAGAAGCACTGATAGTATCATTCAATCTTGTAACTTGTACAGCAATATCACCAGAATTTAATCCTTCTAAAGCAAGTCTTTGGGAAGTGTTTTCTACTGTATAAACTTTAAATGGTCTGATAGGTGGAATTTGATCTAGATTAATCTTACCATCATTTCCTAGTTCTACAAGAGCATTTGGAACTGGATTTGTTGAATATGGTTTACCAAAATATGGACCTAGGTTATTAGTTACAAAGTCTCTAACAGCTTTCTGTGTTGGTAGTTTTTGGTTTGTAGCAGCAGCACCACCTAATGTTGGCGAAGCATCAAATCCAGTAACAACAAGATCACCACCACGAATACGTAAGAATTCAATTTCCGAGATAGATACTTGACCAGTAAAGTAAATGTTACCAGTTCTGTTTTCCATCTTCACGGTACGACCTACCTTGAAGTCACCTGCCTCATCAGTACCAGAAGCATATACTCTACCGTAACTTTGTGATACTTGCTCGTTATCTTCAATCTTCTGTCCACCATTTTCTGGTAGAGCATAGTAATTAATACCAGAACCAATATATTCAAACGAATGACCAGAAGAGTTAATGATAGATGGTCTGAATAATCTAATTGTTTTATTAATTAATTCTGAAGTGTTGAGATTGACTATCTGACCAGATTCTTTATTTTTTATTAAAAGAGCATCATTTAACTCAATTCTAGAACTAACTTCTCCAGTTCCACCAACTGTTGTTTGAGATACTACAGTTATAAAAAATTCAATGTCTGATACGACATTTTCATATCCATCAATTTTAACAACAAAGTTTTCTTGTGGTCTTCTTCCTAATCCATCTACACGGAATATTGTTTTACCAGCGCCCGTAACACCAATTTCGCTAATGGTAGCAATATCAAATACATATGGTTCTTCTCTATATCCAGTAGCACGTAGAGCATATGTACCAAAGTTTGAAGCAGAGTTGGTAACAGAAGCATATCCACCAGATTCGGCAAGAATACCATCTTGGCAGAAGATACAGAATACAGATACCAACTGAGTGTAACCATCATTCTTAACTAAGTATCCAGTGCCTCCCTGTGAAATAATAGTGAAGGCGTTAGCAACCATCGATTTACCTTGTGGGGCAAGCTTTGATGATCCATCTTCTTTCAAACCTGGACGAGGAACGTTAATTTGTTTAATCTTAGAACCATCAACTTCACAACCACCACCACCTAAGAATGAAATAATCGAACAGTTTTGAATATATGGAGAAGTTTCAATAATGTCATTGGCATTAATCATTCTACCACGAATTACTGGTCTGTTACCAGCATCAATCATTGTACCAGAACCTTGTACAATTGTTGGGTTGTAAAGAGTTCCTCGATTTCTAACAACTAAAGCAACGTTATCATTAGTAGCCTCTGGTAAATCTCCACCATTTAGCACAGCATCTAAGATGGCAAATAGATTAATTAATGTAGTAATAATATTGGCACATTCTGGATAGGATGTGTCTTCTGTAATGAATTCATCCGTAGACGCTCTTTGTAAACCTTGGAAATAATCACCAGCAAAAATACCAGGGAAGTTTGCTGGGAAGTATTTACGAGGATTGTATTGAGTGCCATAAGTAGCTGCTGGTAATGGAGCTCCAGATTGAGCTAAAGTACTATCAAGAATACTCCATAAAGTTTCTATGGTGCTTTGTACTGAAGCACATGACGTTGGATCTGTATTGTCATTAGTAAGAGGATCTGGGAGAATAGATAAATCAGTAAATGGATCTTCGTCTGTATATTCTCCTGGATCAGGTAAATTATTTGTAACTGCTAATTTAACTAGATTTTTAGCGTACTCATAAGCATATCTACTCTTTTGTAGTTCATCCTGAATAAAAGTAACAGCGCCAGTATTTGTTAAATAAGATTGAGTTGCTTGAATTGTAGCAGAGTTGCCTCCAGTAATTAAATCTTTAATCCAAGCGGTCATAATTAATTGAGTGTCTCTCAAACATTTTGCTTCATTTGGAATTGTTACAAGAGGATACTCCTCGTTAGCAGCACCTACTGCTTCCTCAGCGATATATTTAAAGTTTCTAGCAATAAGTCTAGCAGCATCAATTTTAGTTCCTCCAGAATCATTTGTGATGATGTCAACAAACTGCTGGAATAAAGATTCTATTGATGCTTCCACGAAAGCACACTGTGGATATCCAGCAGGATCTGGTAATATATCATTGTTTACGACATAATCTGCTGTGGCAAATTGTTTAGTATACGTTGTAGTAGCACTAGTCTTCCAATTTCTCATAGCAAGGACTGCTAGATCTTTTACCTTTTCAAAAGTTTCTATACTTTGAACTAGTTGATTACCAATATAGTCAAGGTGACCAGAAGCATTTCTATATAATTCGGCAGCTTTAATAGTTTCTGAGTTGCCGCCATATCTTAAATCAAAAATGAGAGCATCTAATACATAACCAATATCTCTTTGGCATGTAGCATTATCATACTGAGAAACAAGATTAGCTAATGAAGTTGAAGGATTAAGTGTGGTTAGATATGGATAGATATTTTCAATGTATCCAACTGCTTCCTGCTTAATAAATGTCTTATTAGCAGTGATGTTATTAGCAGCATCAAACCATGGAGCACCTACTTCACTAAATGAGAAGAATAGTTTTGCTGTTGTTGTTGAAGCATTTGCTGGGAAAGCAGCAGCTGTCAATGACTTAGAGTTACCTAAAGTTATTGTATTGCTTCCTCTATTAATTCCAATTACATAAGCATATGAATCTGGGGTAAGATCAGTGTATCTAAACTCATTAGCAGATACTCTCATTCCAAGAACAACGCCATTTGTGTTAGGAACTGTTACTACATTATTTCCGCTTACTGTCGTACAGTCTCTAATTTCAAAATTCCAATTTCTTGTGGCAGCAATTGCCATATGCTTGGCATAATCGTAAATGTGTAAAGTCTTACCTAATTGATCGCCAACAAAACCTACATCTAAAGTTGCTCCAGTTAAATAAGAATCTGCTGAACGAACAATACCAACAGTACCACCAAGAATTATATCACGTTGTACGGAGCGAAGGATAATTCTTAAATCTCTCTTACATTTAGTAATGTTTGGAATTGAAACACCAGGGAAAGAAACTTCTCCTGATGCTAATGCTTCGTTAATAATAAAGTTTTCATTAATAGCAATTTGATTAGCTGTATCTAGATTTGAATTTTCAGCATCACCAGTTAAAATATTAATGATTAAATCAAATCTATTTGTAATAGCAGTGGCAACATTCTGGCAATAAGGAGTTTCAGTATCAATAATTAAGAACTCATCTCTTACATAATCAAGATCTGTATACTCCTTCTGATAATATTGTTTTCCTGGGAATTCAATCCAATTTCTCATAGCAAGGATACATAGATCTCTTGCTTTTCTGAAAGCGGCAACAGATTGAATTAGTTGATTATCGATTAATTTGATGTTACCGTTTTGCTCCTTGTATAAATTGGCATAGTTAATACTATTTGCGTTGCTATCATTTAAAGTTATATCATTAATGACAGCATCAATAAGAAGCTTAATATCTCTCTTACACTTAATTTCGTTAAATGAATATGTTCCTCTATTTACAGTTATTCCAGATAAAGAATCTAAATCACCATCATTAATAGTTGTAGTAATAATAGAAACTAAAGTAGTAATTCCTGAAGCAACATCAGAGCAGACAAATTTATCAAAGTTTGTTAATCTTTCTGGATCAGCAGTAATTGATAAATCACGATAGTTCAATTGGTTTCTTATGGCAAGAATCATGAGATCTCTTGCTTTATTAAAAGCAAAAATAGATGCTGCTTCTTCATCAACCAGACCATTTGAAATTGGTTGCCCTTCTTGGAAATAAGATCTAGCAGCAGTTACTGATCTCCAGTTACTACCGTCAGCAACGTCTTTTGCTACAGCATCAACAATGATACCAATGTCTCTACGACATTTTGTTTCACCAATTCCAAACACTCCTTGTGTTTCTGGGAAAGCATCTAATCCAGTTAAAGATCCAGCAGTAATGACATCAGTAATAATCTTACTTAACGATGCGATTCCTGCTTGAACATCAACACATGCTGCAGCAGTTCCTGAAGGCAGATTTGGGATATTGCCACCACTTCCGTTATATTGGGCTGGTCCTGCAGTAATAGTTAAATCCTTAATTGTTAATTGATTAGTTACTGCTTTCCTCATCATATCACGAGCCATGTTGAATGCTGTGATAGATTGAGTTTCTTCGTTTACTAATCCATTTGAAAGAGGACTTGAAACATTTGTGAAATATTGATTTACAAATTCTCTTGAATATTTGTTACCTTTAGTAAATACATCTAAAGAAACTGCTTCTACAAACTTCTTAACATCACGCTTACACTTAATTTCTCCAACTAAAACATCGTAAGTAGCAGCAGCAAGGAAAGAACTTTTGGTTGTTCCTAAGTTTCCAGCAGTAATTCTGGTTGTTACAAGTGTCGTTAGAGTTGTAATTGCTGTTTGAACATCAGCACACGAAGAAGGATTGGCATTGCTTCCTGTTACAGGATCTGCTGTAATTGTGAGGTCTTTGTAATAAAGTTGATTGGTGATCGCTTGATTAATTACATCTCTTGCTTTGTTAAAAGCAACTACAGATTGTGCTTCCTCATTTTGTAATCCATTACTAATCCAAGAAGAACCATCGGGAGTGAAATAACGTGATAAGAATGTTCTCGTATTGAAATCGGTTAATTGACGTAAATCAGCTTCAATAGCAATAACAAATTGCCCAATATCTCTCTTACACTTTGTTTCTCCCTTGAGTGTAACTGGTTCTACTTCTGCTGGAAGACCAGTTAAATTACCTGCGGTAATTCTTGCTGTAATCAATGAAGATAAAGTATCAATAGTAGATCTTACGTTAGTACAGGAGTTAGGATTTGTATTTGATACAGCTCCAGATCCAGGTGCTGGGTCTGGAGTAATTGTAAGATCTTTAGCGAACAACTGGTTAGTAATCGCATTCTTCATCATGTCACGAGCCATGTTAAAAGCAACTACAGATTGAGCTGTTTCGTCTACAAGACCATTGGAAATAGGAATACCATTATTAAAATATTGTAGTACAAATTTACGTGAATATTTGTTTGATTTTAAAGTTAAATCTAGAGATACAGAATCAACAAAGTATGCTAAATCTCTCTTACACTTTGCTTCCCCAGCAGGAATCGTTCCTGTTGTTTCAGATGGTAAACCAATTATATTACCAGCAGTAATTCTATCTGTGACAATAAGTGCTAAGCTAGTAATAGCTGCTTGAACGTTAGCACAGGAGTCGGGATTTGTATTCGATACAGTTCCAGATCCAGGTGTTGGATCTGCGGTAATAGTAAGATCTTTAACTGTTAACTGGTTAGCAACAGCCCTATTCATCTCGTCTCTTGCTTTATTAAAAGCAACATTTGATTCCGCTTCTTCTCCTAGAAGACCATTGGAAATAGGAATACCATTATTAAAATATTGTAGTACAAATTTACGAGTATATGTATTACCACCACCATTAGAAATATCCAAAGATAAAGCATCGACGAAAATACCAATATCTCTCTGGCATTTTTGTGGATTTGGATTTACAAATTCTGGATTGAATATTAAAATAGCAGCATAAGCATTTGCTATAATTTCATCTCGATTTAATTGAATTAAACGATAAGCATCTTTAAATCTAGATGTAGGAGTTGTTTGAGCATCTCCAGGATAATAGAAATCTGGGAATTGTATAGCAATTTCAGCAGCAGCACGGTCAATAATTTGCTGCCTATTCTGCTGAATTAAACGATACGAATCTCTAAATCTTGAAGAAGATGTAGTTTGAGGATCGCCAGGATAATAGAAATCTGGATACTCCACAGCAATCTGAGCAGCAGCACGATCAATAATTTCTTGCTTGTTATTATAAATTAAATCCGCCGAATCTTCGTAACGGTTATTGTTGCCATCATTTTCTTTTACTAGATTATTGATGTTTAATGATGTTAGTACGTCAGTTACAACAGCAACTAATGATGTGATAGCAGATTGAACATCAGCACAAGCGCCAACATTATCATTTGGAATGTTTCCACCACCTCCACCATAAGTAGCAGCACCAGGAGTGATGGTTAAATCTTTAACTGTTAATTGATTAGCAATAGCTTGCTTCATCAAATCTCTAGCAGCATTGAATGCTGTTATTGACTGAGGAACTTCTCCTTCCAAACCATCTGGAATAAATGTGTTGCCATTGAAATATGTTAGAACAAACTTTCTGGCATAGGTGTTGCCACCAACAAATACATCAAGTGATACGTAATCAACTAACAAACCAATGTCACGCTTACACTTAGATTCTAGATCAGTTGGAGCTGGGGATGGAAGACCATTTGCTTCCATAGTAGCATAAGCAGTATCAATAATTTCCTGTTTGTTTAATTGGATTAATCGATAAGCATCTTTAAATCTTGATCTCTTTGTAGTTTGAGCATCGGCAGGGAAATAAAAATCTGGATGTTGTACAGCAACTTCTGCTGAAGAACGATCAACAATTTCTTTGATATTTTGAGTAATTAAACGGTATCCATCAGCAAATCTACTGAATTCGTCAGTAACTGAATTTCCAGGGAAAACGAAGTCTGGAAATTCTACAGCAATCTGAGCAAGTGCTTTGTCAGTAATTTCGTTTTTGTTTTTGAGAATAAGGTTAGAAGCGTCCTTATATCTCATCGACTCATCAAGATATACATCAGGATGAATAGTAACACTATCCATCTCACTTTCTAATGATTTACTTAGATATAAAATTTTATTTTCTACATCAATAGAAGTAATGTATGTATTATCTTGAATAGCGTCACCGCTAGTTACTAATTGCCCTACCTTTACTTTTGCAGTATTAGTTATTTGAATAAAAGATGGATAAGCATCAGCGTTTGAAGTATCAATAACTGTTTTGGTAAAAGTTGGTAATGGATAAGCAAATCCATCATATGTCTCTTTTAACCAACCATTAACTTCCTCAGCAATAAAATCTTTATTAAATTCTATCTGATTTGTAGCGTCAAAGTAACGATCATCCGTATTGTTTACTACAATATCATCAATTAAAGTAAATAAGTTTGTTAATGTAACAGCAACGTTAGTACATTCTGGAAATTCTGGATAGTTGGTAGTTCTTGGAACTAAATCATCTGTCCAAATTGGTGTAAATGATGTTTCACCTTCACTAAGTTTTAAATTAATATTTCTTGTTTTAAAGCCTGTTATTTCACCATCAGCAAAAGTGTGATCTGCTCCAGAAAGACCTGTATTAAATTTCCAGATTCTTATTTGAGTTGGAGATACAACTTCTTTAATGAAGTAATCTGTTTCTACTTGTTGTTCTAGATTATTATAAGAATATAATCTCATTTTGGGAACAAGACCAATTGTTCCTGCTGCTGAAACAACTTCAACAATATCACTATCTTTTTTAAACTTCAGACTAATTTTTGTTTGCCAATTTCTCATGGCAAGAATAGCATAATCTCTTGCTAATTGGAAAGCAAAACGAGATTGTCTATGCTGGTTATCAATATATTCAACTGATTGAGTAGAATTATTTCTATATGATTTTGCCGCTTCGATTGAAGTAGCGTTGCCACCATATGGGAGATCGGCAATAACAGCATTTAAAATATGTTTAAGATCTCTCTTACAAAGATTTTCTCCATCTGAAGCACCATCGTCAGAACTAACTGGTGGTAATCCAGTCAAATTGCCAGCACTAATAGCACTAGTTAAAATGGTTGTTAAAGTAGTAATAGCGGTTTTAACGTTAGCACAATTATTTTCCCCAACAGTTAAGTATGTTGTTGGATCATGAGTTATTGAAAGATCTCTATATGCTTTTAACGGCGAATAAGTTGGAGTTATAGGCAATGAATTGTTAACAGCTAATTTTGCATATTCAGCAGCTTTGGTGAAAACAGCAATAGATTGAGGTTCAACACCAACAAGACCATTAGGAATTGGCACTCCAGTAATGGCATTAAAATAAGATCTGGTTACAACAATTGTACTCTTATTTGATCCGTCATATAAATCATTTGCCAGACCTCTTAAAAAGATCTTGACATCTCTACGGCATTTACTTTTTAATGCTAAGTTTGCTGCTCCCCAAGTAGCAAAGTTTGATTCATTCCACAACCATCCAATAGCTTCATCGGCAATAAAATCTAAATTTTTGTAGATTAAATTTCTAGCATCTTTAAATCTTAATCTACTAGCATTTGTACCAGGATAGACAAAATCTGGATAACGAGAACTAATTGCTCCAGTAATTTCTTCAGCGATAAAATCTCTATTATTTCTAATAAATGTTACAGCATCTATAAATCTATATGATGTAAATGTAGAATCAGTAAATCCATATGGAGAGTTTAATAGCGAAATCTCGACATACTTTGTTTTTGCTTTTGCTTTACACTGTCCAATTGGTGGTAAATATACTGAGGTGTAACTTGGTTGAATTTGTTTCTTAACGACAATTCTTCTAGAAAAACCGTCAGCATCATATAAAACTTGATCAACTCTTTGAAAACCAAAGAATGAATTTAAAGCAACTGGGGCATTATTTGGTTTTGATATAAAAACAATATCGAATTCTTTAAATTCATGAAGACCAGCAAATTTAAAAATTATACCACCACTACCAGGAGTTAATTGACCATTATCACCTGGCGTTGGGTGAGTAGACCATTTACTAGCATCAATTTCTTCTACAATGTATTCTCTTAATTCTGTCTCGCCATATTTTACAACTTCACCTTCTGCTCTAGTTGATTTAAATAATGCTACGTTAGCTAGATAAGTAACAGAATTTATTACGTATGAAATAACTTCATCATCAGCAAAAGACTGTGATGGAGAATTATCATTTACTGTAATATTTAAAGATGCTTCTCTTCTATCACCCAAATAGATATATGCAGATGATCCGTTTACAGCATTTTTTGGTGTAGCTAATACACCACTATAAGCAATAGTTCCACTACTTCCTGAGGTGGTTACTTTATAAATTGAATTGCTTACTCTTACAATATCCCCAACTAAATATTCTTGCTCAGCTTCCCACACATAATCAGGAGCAGGAGTAGCAGAAATAATAGACGTTAAAGTTGCTGAACACGACGTTTGTTGCCCAACAATATTAGTTCCTGCTGTAATTAAAGCATTTAATTTAGCAACGTCACCAGTATGTTCTTTAATGTTAAGAATGGCACTTTTTTGCCCGAACATTTTGTGACCGATTGGGAACCTTCTTCTGAAAGATTCTGTCCCATCAATTCTAGTATCATTTCCACCAATCTCATCATCAAAGTAAAATCTTTGCTTATCATCAAATACAAAAGCAAAGTTATGAGTATATACTGGGTTACCTTCCGAATCCAAAGCATCACGGAAGGTAAGACCATTCATATAGTTTTGGTTGGACGCCTTGAACATATGGCGCCCTGGATTTACTGGTCTAACGATTACTAAACGTAAGTTATCACCAATAACCGAACACAATGGTGGAATTGAAATTGGGTTATCTTCGTAATATTCGCCACCAGCAACAATTAAAGTTTCTCTACTTGGAGTAGCAGCTGCTAATTGAGCAGCTTTTTTGATTGTCCTAACTGGTTTGGCAGGAGATCTACCATTATTTGTATCACTACCAATTTCAGAAGAAACATAGATACGACCACCTACGTCATTTGTGGCAACATTGTAAACAAATTCTGTGGTGGCAATTCTTCTACTTTGATCTTGTAGAGGAGGAGTAGCAGTTAACTCTGGATAAACAGTTTGACCGTAAAAAGGTAGATTCGCATTTGTTAAATTTGTGTATGAACCTAGACGTGGAGCTCTAAGTAAAATACCAGGAGTTACAAAATTTTGTACGTTTAAATTAGTAACCGTAGCACTATCGCTAACAATAGAAGCAGATGTTCTAATAGCACCAAGAACATCTAATTCAAAGTCAATAGTGTCTAATTCACACGTACCCTGAGCGGTAACTCCACCTAAAGGAGCTTCTGCAAATACTATTGTTGGTGGTTGAGAATATCCTCTACCAGGATCTGTAATAATAACTGAAATAATACTTCCAGTATCTGGATCTCTTACAGCACTTAGAACAGCTACTTTTGAATTTCGGCTAATAATATCTGGTTGTGATACTGTAATAGTTGGAGTAATTAAATATCCAACTCCAGGATTAGTAATATTTACTTTTGCTATCCTTTCGCCAGTCCTATTAAGACCTACTCTAGAAGCACCATTTTTTCTAACTACTCTAATAATTTCCTTACTTTCAAGTCCTTCTCCCGAACTTATAGTTACGAAAGATTTACCGTTTATATTAAGCTCAGTTGATTCAATAATTTGCTTGTTAGGATTGAACTTTAAGCTCATTTTTCAATAGCCCCGTATTTGCTGTTAAAAGTGAAAAACCTTTTATATAAAGGTATTTATGTTAAAAATGTTGATGAGATGATTTGTAGATAACACATCCACAAAACTTGCTGATTAGCAGTTCCTGGATTACCAGTAGCAGTAAATGATAAAAATCTATTTTGTATATATGGTACTACAGACCAAATAAATCCTGTTGGAAAATCTTCGGCAAAAGATGTTTCAATATCACTAATTTGTGTAATAGTATTATTAGTACATAAAACAGACAGATCATAATTTAAAGATAGTCTGTAAGAACTATCGGAAGCATTTGTAGCAACAATACTACTTTTTATTATGTTCAACGAGTTATTGGGAAGTTGTGGATAAACACCTAATGTCTGTGTATAATCACCCAATGTAAAAGTTTGAGTAGCCTGATTAAAAGTAGTTCTAGCAACTAAAATATAATCATTTTTTTGGGACAGGTCACCCAAAAAAGTATGATTTTGATTAAGCGTCGTTAAGTTTTTTAGTTCAATATTATGACCAGAAGCTACTTCTATAAAAGAAGTTACTACACCATCATTATCTTCTACACTGAATCCTTTACCAGCAATAAAATTTTGCTTAGACATTATTATTTTTTAATTAAAGTACTTGTGAATTTTGATGTAAATTCAACATTAGGATCATCATATCCAGGGATTTTATTTACTGTAATATTTAGCACACCATTTATTACGCCTAATGAATATTCAACTAATTTTTGTCCAGTAAATACATCACTACTTTCGGAGAAATAAACATTATTGGAATCATCTACAACAAATGTAAGCTCTGTTATTTCATATTCCGAAGCGGCAGAAGAAGTTTGTACTAATACTTTACCAGATCTATAAATGTTAGTATCACATGTACCAATAATAATGTCTTGAGTAAATGATACCCCAGAAATACCTTTAATTGTAAAATCATCTAGATTTACAAATTTGCCTGTGTTATCTACAAACGTTTCAAATGTTCCCTGATCATCATAATCTATTTCAATAGCAGCAGTTCCTGATCCTTGATTTGAGAATCTAATAAAATCAGTTCCATTAATATTTAAAGTTAGAGTATCTTTGTTTGTTGAAATAATAGGAGCATTATTAAAATTGATATTTAAAATGTCATTATTTAATGATAGATTTGTATTTCTTAGTTCTAAAATTTCTGGATCAACACCACTAGATTTTTTAACAGTTAGCAAATTACCAGATGATACTGTTGAAGTTAATTCAAGAACATCGCCTTGTAATTCTAACTTGCTCACACCAGCAGATTCACTGAATACTAAATCATATTTTTTGCTGGCATTGAATATTGTAGAAATAGTTCTTACTGTATCAAATTCTAATTTTGAAATAGATAATCTAGTAGAATTTACAGAATTATTATAGAAATAGAAGATGTTTTCATTTGCTGCTGGAGCAGATTCGGCAATTAAATAAGTATTACCATCAACATCTCTTACTCCACCTACAGATCCCCATTGGTTTCCATCATAACCTTCAAATCCCCACTGTTCGGTATTGAATCTAATTAATCCCCTAACAGCTTCTGTTGTTGGTCTTTGAGCGAAATTACCAACAGGAACTCTTAATCCAGTAGTAGTATCAATTTGTACAATACCATTTGTTGATGGTTTGATATTAATACCAGATCCAGAAACATCAGTAACTGAGAAAGTTATAGTATAACCACCAATATTACCAGTTAATGAATCATTTATTAAATAACCAAATCCACCACTTACAAAAGCAATATTTTCTGGTAGAATATTTTGGCTTTCAACCAATACAGAAATTACAGCACCAGATCCAGATCCGCCAGATAATACTATGTTGGAATAAGAACCATTACTAATTAAAGGAACATCAGGATCAAAAGTACTTAATCTACAGATAACACCAAAAGATTTTGTATTATAAGAAATATTTTGAATTAGTTGATTTCCAGAAAGAATTAATCCATTTCTAGTAACTATATTTCTTGAAGTTAAATCTCCTATGGTTGTTAAACTGCCTGTAGGAATATCAATTCCTAATGTCTGAGTATAATTAACAGTTCTAGCTACGATAGCATTTGAACCAGTTAACTGACCATTAAATACAAAATCGTTTGTTGAGTTACTTACATCAAAATTAAGATCACCACTATTTGATTTAATAGCATTAGTAGTAAATTCTAAGTTGTTGACGGTTAATTTATCGGTTAATGAATTATGATATACAGCACCACCATCAACATATAAATCGCCTTGAACTTCTAGACCTACATTAGTAGTCCAATAATTGCTAGAAGCATTCCAAGTAATAGTCTTATCTTGAGTCGCGTGTAGTGTAATACCACCACCATTAGCAGCAGGATCTGATGGTGTATCTATGGCACCTAATTCAATATTTTTATCATCAATAGAAATTGTGGATGAGTTTACGGTAGTTGTAACTCCGTCTACAATTAAATTACCTCTAATCTGTACATCACCGCTATTATTTCCTACTACTCCAGGATCGATGACAATTAAAGTATTTGAGGAAGTAATTTCATTTGATACAATTCTAATTTCTTCAATTACCACACCACCATTACCATTCGCTGTAATGGTAATATCTCCATTAATAACTTGTGTATTTGTAATGGTACTGCCGTTGATATTGATATCATCAATTTGAACTTCGCCAACTACAGTAAGTATAGATAAATCAGAAACTGTACCAAAGTTAACATTATTTACAGTTTCTACTACACCAGTGCCGTTAGGAGTTAACGTAATATTACCATCGGCGTTTGTCGAGCTAATTACATTACCATCTAATCTTAAATTATCAGCATTGACTTCACCAACTACAGTTAAGGTAGAAGTGATATCTACATCTTTACTTGTAGTTGTTTTACCACTTCCATTAGGTGTTAATACAATATCAGCATTTCCATCTATTGAAGATAAAATATTTCCAGTGATTTTTAAAGTTTCTACAATAACACCTGTTGTGTCGATAGAAGAAATAGTGCTAGTGTCAATTCTAATATTATCAGCATTAAACTGTCCAACTATTGTCAAAGTAGAATTGTCTGCTACTGTACCAAAATTAACGTCATTTACAGTTTCTACTACACCAAATCCATTAGGAGTTAAAGTGATATTACCATCAGTATTTGTGGAGCTAATTACATTGCCATCAACACGAATATTATCAATATTAAATTGACCAACTACATTTAACGTGTTCGTGATATTTACTTGTTTGGTAGTAACAATTCTGCCAGTTCCATCTGGAGTAATATTGATATCTCCATTTGTAGCAACAGATGAAAGTGTATTGCCAGTAATCTGTAAAGTTTCTACAATAACACCTGTTGTGTCGATAGAAGAAATAGTGCTAGCATCAACACGAATATTATCAATATTAAATTGACCTAATACTGTTAATGTAGAAAGATCTTCTAATCTACCTATGTTTACATCATTTACAGTTTCTACTACACCTGTGCCATCAGGCGTTAAAGTAATATTACCATTAGTATTTGTGGAACTAATTACATTGCCATCAACACGAATATTGTCAATATTAAATTGACCTAATACTGTTAAGGTTGATAAATCAGTAGAAGTACCAAAATCAACATCATTAACTGTAGTAACTTTTCCAGCCCCATTTGGAGTTAATACAATACTAGCATTTGAACCGATTGAGGAAAGAACATTGCCCGTCACTTTTAATGTTTCTACAATAACACCTGTTGTGTCAATAGAAGAAATAGTACTATCATCAATTCTTACGTTGTCAATATTAAACTGACCTTTTACTGTCAGCGTTGAAAAATCTGCTAATGTACCAAAGTTAACATCATTTACAGTTTCTACTACACCAGATCCATTAGGCGTTAAAGTAATATTGCCGTTAGTATTTGTAGAACTAATTACATTACCATCTAACCTTAAATTATCAGCATTGAGTTGCCCAACTACAGTTAATGTAGCAGTGATATCTACATCTTTACTAGTGACTGTCTTTCCTGCTCCATTAGGAGTGATAACAATATTAGAGTTTACAATGCTTGATCCTAATACATTATTTGTTATCGATAATGTTTCTAAAATAAGACCACCACTGTTTGTAGATGTTATTGTATTACCATTAATATTAATATTGTCAATTTGTGTTTCACCAACAACAGTAAATGTTGATAAATCTCCAATAGTACCAAAGTTAACATCGTTAATAGTTTGTATTGTGCCAGCACCATTAGCCTCTAAAATTATACTACCGTTGGTATTGGTAGCGATAATATTATTATTTTCTATTTTAATATTACCTGATTGGGTTTGCTCAACCGAAACACTTTCTAATGAAGTAGTTCCCAATACAGCAAGATTAGCATTTACTATAACATCTCCTGTTTCATCACCAACAACTTTTGGATCTAAAATTAAAGTTGTATTAGTTGGTGTTGAAATAATATTATCTACTATTCTAATCTGTTCAATGTAAGCACCGCCAGTGCCATTACCAGTAATAATTAAATCAGCATTGTCGTTGGTTGTGCTAATTGTATTGCCATTAATGTTAATATTATCTACTTGTAAATCACCATTTACAGTTACTGTTACATCTAATGGTGTGGTTGTATTTCCAAAAGTTGTATTTTTATTGACTTGTGTTGGTGTTTGAATTGTAACTGTATGTGTTGGACCACCTTGAATAGTTAAATTTCCTGACGTAGATAAAGTAGAACCATTCAAACTGAATGTATCTACTACTAACTCACCAACAATTGTAAGTTTAGACTCATTTCCACTAACACCAAAAAATACATCGCTTAATGTTTGTACAAAACCATCTCCACTAGGTGATAATACTAAGTTTCCATTGTAATCAGTAACACTAATTGTATTACCATCAATCCTAATATTATCTATATTAGTCTGACCAATTACTGTAAGTATAGCTTCGTCGGCAGGAACTTCTGTAAAAATATTAAATGGTCTACCTATGTTTACATCATTTACCGTTTCTACTACCCCCGTGCCATTAGGAGTTAAGGTAATATTTCCATTAGTATCACTAGAACTAATTACATTTCCGTCAATTCTAATATTATCTAAGTTAGTTTGACCAATTATAGTGAGTATAGATTCGTCTGATGCAATTCCAAAATTGACATCATTAGTTGTAGTAACTTTTCCAATACCATTTGGTTTCAAAATTAAATCTGTATTTACTCTTGTGGTGCTCAATACGTTGCCATATAATCTAATATAATCTGCTGTAAAAGTACCAGTTAAAATAACATCACCTATATTAGCAAATACAACTTCAGTAGAAGATAAAGGAGAACTTACATTTTGACTTAATGTTATAGTAGTTGCTGTTATAGAATCAACTGTAGTTCCTGATGCTATGTTTGTTGATAAGAAAGTAATAACATCTTGACCAGCAGAAATACCTACAGCACTAGTAACTGTAATTTTTAATGGATCATAGATAAAGAATGCTCCTGTTAAAGTTGTTCCCCAATTACTACCAGCAGTAATTTTTACATTAATAGAAGCAACGGTTAAAGTTAAATCATCTCCAGTTCCTCCAATATCAGATGCTGGTATGGTAATAGTTTCTGCTACAGCAAATCCAGCACCGCCATCAATAATTGTAACATTTGATGCTGCTCCATTTTCATCAATAGTAATAGAGAAAGAAGCAACAGTTCCCGCCAAAGATCCAGAAACTGGACCAACCGTATATGTTCCAGCAGTTCTGGTTGGATCAGCTGATGAAGTATTTACTGTGGCGATATATCCAGGAGTTATTGCTGTTACATCAGCATAAAAATTTCCAGCAAATGTTATTCTATGACCAACAGCAACAGTACTAATAGTCGTTGCTAATAAGAAATCAGTTCCGACAGTTCCTGTAGAAGTTATAGTTTCACCGACACTATCTGCTGTTGTTGTGGCATTTAATATGCCAAAATTAGTTGTTCCTGTATTAGTTGTTGTACCAGTAAATAATGTTGTTCCAGCAACATTAATATTACCACCAATGAAAAGATCTTTTTCAATACCAACGCCGCCAGCGATAACAAGTGCTCCTGTTGTGATACTCGTTGATTGTGTAGTAGCATTTATTCTGAATGTAGGAATAGTCGAACTCAACTCCATTGATAAAGCACTAGCAGGATCCGTTGGAAGCGTTCTGCCAAGTGTTAATCTTGAAACACCACCTGTATGAAATTCTAAAGTATTATTTGCTTCTCCAGGATTTTTTTCTGGAAGAATAAATGTCTGGTTGTCTACAGATCTTACGCCACCAAGAGAACCCCAAGCAGTTCCATTATACCCTTCAAAATAAGTTCCTGTGCTATTAAATCTAACCATACCAGCAATGCCAGTTGGTTGCTCTTCTGTTGATCCTAATGGTAATATAAACGCGTTTGTTCCAATAACTTCAACATATCCATTTCCATTAGGAGCCAGTAAAATATTACCATCAGTATCTTCACTTGAAATTGTATTTACACTTAATCCTAAATTACCGACATAAGCTTTTTGACTAATATAAATATCTCTCCACTTCTGGGAAGTAGAACCTAAATCGTAGGTGCCAGTTGTATCTGGAATGAAGCTTGAGTTGATGTCAGCATTAAATACAATATTATCTGTATTTAAATCTCCGAGAGTAATTGTACCTGGAGTGCTGCTACCAGCTCTAAATGTAATATCGCCATCAACTGTTAAATTGCCATTAACAGTTGTATTTTTATGTAATGTGATGGACTCAGAACCATTTGTTGTTGCTAGTGTGATATATGGATTAGATGCTTCGCTAATTGTAAAAGCAGAAGCACTATTGTCAATAATAGAAACATTAGTAGCAACTGCTGATACTGTAATATCTCCACCTTTGACAGTTAAATCTCCTTCAGTTACAATATCACCAGATGTGGTGGCAACACTAAATTTAGTTGCTGGGGTAGCAGCACCATCATTGATCAAGAAGTCTTGAGAAGTTCCACCTCTGAAAATGAAATCTCCAGTGCCGTTAGGATCAATAGTTAAATCGCCGTTAGCATTTTCTGTTCCAATTGTATTAGCAGTAATACCTACATTTCCGATATATGCTTTTTGACTTAATTGTAAGTCACGCCATTTTAGTGAGCTGGTTCCTAAATCAAAAGCAGCAGAAGAATTTGGATTTACTGAAGTTGTAATTTGAGCATTAACTGCCAAAGTATCAGCAGCAGCATCGCCTAGTATCACACTACCATTTAGCGTGGTGTTACCAGTTACAGTTACTGTTCCACTAGCAGATACATTTCTATGTAGAGTAATTAATTCGGCACCGTCTGTGGATGCTAATGTAATATAAGAATTGGTGCCTTCTTTAATTGTTAAAGCATTGGCATTATTATCAATAATAGCAATATTAGTAGCAGCATTTGAAACAGTAATTGTTCCGCCTTTTACTGTTAGATTGCCTTCTGTAGTAGTATCTCCGCTTGTTGATACAACACTAAATTTGTTTACCGACCCGTCATTGATAACAAAACTTTGTGATGCTCCACCAGTAAATTGTAAATTACCAGTACCGTTTGGATCAAAAATAATATTTCCGTTTGTATTTGTTGAGGAAATTGTGTTGTCATCCACATCAACATTCAAGTTACCAATATAGGCTCCACGAGAAAGATAAAGATCTTTCCACCTCAGTGATGATGTACCAAAGTCTCTGGTTCCTGTTGTAGAAGGAACAAAATCACTAGCAACTCTAGCAGTTACTGTAACCGTATCATTAATAGCAGAATCACCGATAGTAGTGTTACCATTAACGGTAAGATTACTAGTGATAGTTACATTAGTACTGAACGTAGTATCTTTATGTAAAGTAATCGATTCTGTAGTATCTGTGGTATTTAAAGTGACGTAAGAGTTTGTTCCCTCCTTGATCGTAAATGAAGCAGCATTATTGTCAATGATAGCAACGTTAGTAGCAACAGCTGATACAGTAATATCACCACCTTTTACAGTTAAGTCTCCCTCAGCAACTACGTCACCAGTTGTAGAAGCAACGGAAAACTTAGTTACAGGCGTTCCAGCACCATCATTAATCAAGAAGTCTTGGGAAGTACCACCTTTAAAAATGAAGTCTCCTGTGCCGTTAGGATCAACGGTAATATTACCATCAGCATTAGTAGATGAAATGACGTTGGTATCTAGTAACAGGTTGGCAAAATATCCACCAGTGCCAGCATAGACAGTTCTCCACTTCTGGGAAGTAGAACCTAAATCGTAGGTGCCATTTGTATCTGGAATGAAGCTTGAGTTGATGTCAGCATTAAATACAATATTATCAGTATTGATATCACCTAATGTAATAGTACCAGCAGATCCACTACCAGCTCTAAAAGTAATATCTCCATCTACAGTTAAATTGCCATTAACAGTTGTATTTTTATGTAATGTGATGGACTCAGAACCATCGGTAGTATTTAATGTTACATAAGAATTTGCTCCTTCTTTAATTGTAAACGAAGCAGCATTATTATCGATGATGGCAACATTAGTAGCAACAGCAGAAACAGTAACAGTTCCACCTTTTACTGTAAGATTTCCTTCAGATACTGTATTGCCAGTTGTAGAAGCAACACTAAATTTAGTTGTAGCGCCATCGTTAATTTCAAAATTTTGTGATGCTCCACCAGTAATTACAACACTACCAGTACCATTTGGATCAAAAATAATATTTCCGTTTGTATCTGTTGAAGAAAGTGTATTAGTGTTGATTCTTAAATTAGCAGCATATAGATTTGATTGTGTCCAAATATCTTTCCATCTAAATGTTGTGTTACCAAAATCATATGTATTACTTGTTAATGGTAATACATTTGAACTGACTTGAGCATTGAAAGCAATTGAGTCGGTAGATACATCACCTAAAGTTATTGATCCATTAGATCCTTGACCTGCTCTAAATGTAATATCACCATCTACAATTAAATTACCACCAATGTTTGTATTTTTGTGAAGAGTAATTGATTCACCACCATTAGTAGTGTTTAAAGTTACATAAGAATTCGTTCCTTCTTTAATTGTAAACGAAGAAGCGTTATTATCAATGATAGCAACGTTAGTAGCAACAGCAGAAACAGTAATATCACCACCTTTAATTGTTATGTCACCTTCCGTTGTAACATCACCAGTAGTTGAATTTACTACAAATTTATTTACTGGTGTTGGTGTGGTGCCATCATTAATAATAAAATCTTGTGATGCTCCACCAGTAAGAACTACATCTCCAGTTCCATTAGCATCTAAAATAATATCACCATTTGTGTTTGTTGATGATAGAGTATTCCCATCAATTCTCAAATTATCAGCATTGAATTGACCAACAACTGTTAGTGTAGATGAATCTCCAGATGTACCAAGATTAACATCATTAACAGTTTCAATTACTCCAGTGCCATTAGCACTTAAAGTAATATTACCATTTGTATTTGTTGATGATAGAGTATTGCCATCAATCCTTAGATTATCGGCATTTAACTGACCGACAATAGTTACGGTTGAAGGATCACTAATAGCACCAAAGTTAACATCAGCATTTGTAGAAATGTCTCCAGTTATATCAAATGTTCCTGTTACAAATAAATTGCTATCAATTGTTGTACTTCCAGCACCAGCAGGAGCAATAGTAATATCACCTGTTGTTGTTTCAATAGTGTTTCCAGTAAAATCTAGATTACCAACAGTAATATTTGTTGGAGTAATAACTACTGAGTCTACGTTATCAGTAACTGTTATGTTAGAAAGACTTGATACACTAAAAGCTTGTGAACCGAAATTTAATGTTCCTTGTCTTTGATCTACTTCAAATACATCACCAATTTTTACATTTCCTCTTTGGTCAATCGTAACATATGAAACATCGCCACCATTAGCTTCAACAATTTCGTTTCCTTCTATAGCCTTAGTTTCATCAGCAGTAAAATCTTTTCCAGATCCAACAAAATTTAAGTTGAATGAAATGAGACGTAATTTACATCCAGTTCCATCTGCCTTTACTCCATAATCTCCGAATTCTGCGGCAGATGAAATAGATCTCAGCTCAGCACCAAACTGCTGATAATCTGCCAAAATAATTCTAGCAGCAGTTGCTACAGTTGCTGTGTCTTCAGCATTTCTAATTCTAATATCTTGTATAACTACAGAATCATCAACAATAATTGTTGAATTATTTGTTCCATCTAGATGGAGAAGTAAAGTATTAAAATCATCATTAGCGTAAGCAAAAGACGCTGGAGTGAAAGTAGTATCATATCTACCAATACCTTTACTTAATCTAAATTCATCAATATAACCTGTTAATCCACTAGTACCATTGTAATTAGCACCAATTCTAATGGTGCTTTGGGGATAAACATTAGTATCAGTATACGGAGATCCTTGAAGATTTCCATTTAAGAATAATCTTGTTACTCCAGTTTTTCTAGAAAGAGCAACATGATACCAAGTATTTGTTGCCATTGTAGTGGCACCAACAATTCTATCAGAACCTGCTGTGTAATATCTTAAAACACCACCAGAAATATAAATGACTGGGAGGGTGTCTCCAGCAAGAGTTCTTTGATCATATAAAACTTGAGTATTAGATGCTGTTCTTCTAACCCAAAAATCTACAGTAAAATCACCAGTACCCAAATCAAAATCAGGATCAGAAGCGTAAGTTAAGTAACTGGTTGTTTCTGGAAAGAATAAAGATGCATTACCAAATTTGAATTGACTGGTAGATATAGCGGTAGATCCAACTAGAGTAGCAACTTTTGCTGTCCTATCTGCTGCATTAGCAAAAAAACCAGTCCCTTTGTTAGTTAAAATTAAATAATTTCCTACTGCTGTCGATTCTATAACGCCAGAAGCAACTAAATTACCAGAAGCATCAAAATATTTTACAATATCATTAGGAGAAATAGTTCCAGTAACACCAGATAATCTTAGACGAGTTCTACCTTGACCTGATAATCCAAGATCGCCAGACTCGGCAAGAATACCATACTCAGCAAAATAAGAGAAACAGTTGATCCATTCAACTCTTGCTCCATTTGTAATCTTAAGTGCTATAGCATTGGCACAGATGAGTGTAATTTCATTACAAAGAATAGCTGGTTCTAGCGTATTGTATTGTACAACAGCACCATCAACTAAGATACCACCACCAGCATCATTAGCATCGTAACCATATGGATCAGTAGCAGAAGTTACTGATCCTTTGTTGAGAACAGTAACTCTTTGTAAATAAGGACTTCTTTCTAATGTGATACTATCTTGCGCAAATCTGAATGCCCATCCTGTATTGAGAAGGGGATCAAATAGCATACCACCAATGGTAAGATCTTCTACACCAGTATCGCCATTAAGTAAGAAACAATCTTTAGTTCTTGTTGCTGTAGTAGGTACAATTTTTGTAGATCTAATTGCTGTACCTTTGACAACTACGCCAGCAGGTATTGTTAAAGGGAAAATCTCTTCAAATGTTCCAGGACCAATATGAATTGTGTCTCCAGAACTTGCTAGAGCAAGAGCATACTTTACTGTTCTAAGAGCAACATTTCTAGTTCTACCTGGATTTTTTCTATATCCTGGAGATTCAGGATCAACATCCACAGAATCCACGCCGTTGGTAGTTACATACCAAACAGTCCCTTCATATGAAGAGACTGTACCATCAAGATAATTAATTGCTCTAGCAAGAGTATTAGGCAGTGGAGTATTTAAAGTAGATACATCTCCTAAATCTGCTCCAATCAAATTGAGCTGCTGTCTCTGCTGCTCTAGAGTGAAGGTTTTAGCTACATTTCTAACTGCCATTTTTTAATAACTCTCGTAAAAGATTTTTGATATCAGAAAGTTCTTCTTTAAGAAGTTGAACGTCTTGTTGTATTTGATTGAATGATGAAGCAGATAAGCGAGTTTTTCTCGCATCTTCGAAGGCACTTTTATCAGTATTTATAATCGCTCCAGTACGATTATCCCTTACGAGACCATCGTGCCCGCTTACTTTTAAATAATCCATTTACAAATTAATAACTAGCTACAGCTCTTATATCTTGAATCTTGGGAACATATGCTGGATCATCTGTTTTCATAATAATTTTAATAGCAAATGATGCAAATTCTGGTAAATTAGAAGCACTATATTTCAATTCCTGATAAAAATCTTGTTTTTCAAATTGACCTGATATAGAGTTCGCTGGTTTAGCAAGATCTTTATTATTTGGAGATCCATCTACATTAAAATATTCCCAATTAATATCTTCAAAATTAGATTGAACTGATGATAATTTAATTTTATACAGAACTTTAATATTTTCAGTATCTTTGATATTTGCCGTCATTCTAAAATCAATTGAAGTTCCTGGATTATTAATAGAAACTTCTTTGGTTACATATTTTGCTAGAGAAGAACTATTTTTTGAATTAGTCTCTTCTACATAATCAACACCATATGTAAATGTCATTTGATCAACTTCAACATATTTACCATCAGCAGATTTAATTACATCGCCTGCTCTAAAAATATCAGGTATTTGTGAATCATAATTTTCTGCTCTTGTGTATGGACTATTAGTAGTTATCTCACTAGTATAGTTATTATTAATTGGAACATATGAATTTTCAACTATCAATTCTTTATCTTCTGAATCCCATGATACAACTTTTCCATTAATCTTATTAGGATAAGATATAGAAGTATTTTGGGGGAAATAAGAAACTATATTTGAATTTTCATCAAATGTATAAGTCAATTCAGAAATATCAGTAATTGTTACAGTAACACTCGTGAGTGTGGTGCCATTCGTTAGTTTTACCGTAACAGTTTCATTTTTAATAAATGGTGTTTTAGTTTTTAATTTTACTTGTGCTGTGGACCCACTTAAAGAAATTACCGAACCTTCTGCTTTTGAACTATTTCCAATAAAAGTTTGGTTAGCTTCAATAGAATTTGCTGCGCCTAAAACAGCAATGGATAAATTATAAATTGGTAAGAAAGATAAAACTTGATTTCTCTTACCATATCTATTCTCTTTACCTGCTGAATTTTCTACTCTATTGCTTATTGTTTTGATAGAAGAAGTTCTTAAATCAATTACTGGAGAAAGATTAGTTGATTTTGAAGAAAGTAAAAATTTATACGTCAGTGAATTGCCAATTTCGTTCATTGTTTCATTAACTCTTGAGGCAATAACTTTTTGATTAGTGAAGAAATGTTCGTCGTTGATAAATGTTTTTTCGTATTCTGATTGTGAATATGAAATATAATTAGTAGTATTTGAATCTACTGGTACTATGTTTGTAGTTTTTACATAACTATCAATTTTTGTAGAATTTACTTGAAGATAAGCAACTTGAGCATAAAGTTTTTCATACTTTCTGTTATAAGTTGCTAGTACTTTATTTCCTCCACCAAATGTACTAGATCCTGCTCTATTTGGACCTAGAATATTGTAAGTATCAATACCAGAATTTGAAACTTTGAATAGTTCGGCATTTAATAAAACAGATGATATACCGCCAACATCTTCTACATTTCTGTAAAAAGCATATGAGTTTCCTTTATCTTCAAACCCATGATCTCTGTGGAAAAGTTTTACAATATAATTGTTGTTCTTAAATAATGGTGAAGTAGCATTTGTATTTGAACGTACACTAGTTTCAAAAGGATCTTTGTCTAATAATTCGTAACCTAATGGTTTATTAGATAATAATAATTCACCAGATTTTGAAATATTAAATTCTGCTCTGTACATAGTAAATTTAATATCTTCCGAAAGATCTTCAGTCCAATTATCCGTATTTTGAGATTTGTAAACAGATCCAAGCAAAGGTTGGGTGGTTACAACAGCACTAGTTGCTTTTTCAACTTCTCCTAACTTAGATGCCCATAACAAATAATCAATCGAATCAGTTTCAATGTTTAAGGCATACTTAACATCATTTTGTAAATAAACTGGATATTCAAAAGCAAATCTTGTCGGAGTTGTTGATACTATAGCTCCGTCAGAATCTACAGCAATTCCCATTCGTACAGATGGAGTATCAATTTCAATTAGTGATTCTATTGTGGCTCCTCCAGAACCTGTTCCTATTCCTTTAATAACAACTGAAGGTGGTTCTGTATACCCTCTTCCTGATAAGGAAATGTTGGCATTGTAAATAGTTCCATTAGATACATCAACAGATCCAGTTGCTGTGCTGCCTCCAGGTAACTGAGGACTTTCTATAACAATAGAAGCACTTTCGTAATTTTCTCCTAAATTAGTAACTTTTAAATCAACAACTCTACCAGAATCTTTAGTGATAGAAATTAATGCTGATTTATTATTAGTAGCATTATATGTTGTAACTGATGGAATCGTCAATGGCTCACCTGTACTGCCACCTACGAAAGATTTGCCATTATGATTACTTAAAACTAACGTATATACTTGTTCTTTATTTAATTCAAATTCTGTGCTATTTTCGTCCCCAACTAAAATATTGTTTTTGTCGTACACTTTAGAAATAGGACCACTAGCATTAGAATTTTTGCCAACTACTACTTCTGATTTTTTAATTTTGATTGTTTCTACATCACCAGTTAAATATACCTTTAAATAAGTATCTGGATATAAAGTTGATTCAGTTCCAGGTACAATATATTTTCCTGGTTTATCTGTATCTATATTTGAAATATAAACTCTAATAGGAATCTTAGAACTTTTTGCTGAGAAGAACAAATCTAAACCAGTAGTAAATACCCCACCATCATAATTTTCTACTTTAAAAGTTTGTGCCAAAGGATTTGGTTTAATTTTTGATTGGGTGTTGTTATTAATCAACTGTACACCTTCATTAGCTTTGAAGAATGATGGTGCTGTTGATACAATACTAGAAGGATTTTCTGGCAAAATGCCAGTAGCATAAAACTTGACTTCAGCAAAAGTATCAACATTGTCAGTAATTGATCCAGAAGATCCTGAAGTCAATATAATTGTTTTTGTGCCAGTAGTAAATTTAATTTCTTCAGAAGAATCATCATAAGAAACAGTGTTAATATCTCCAGTCCACTTACTGTTTTCTACTGGAGCAAGACCATTAGGAATTAAAATAATACCACTTAAATTTCCATTATCGTCTGTAATCAAAGAAGAATTAAATGTAGAAAGTGAATTTTCTGCAATACCAGTAAATTTAGTATCAGGAACAACCCAACGATTAATATTTCTACCTTCCATGAAAACAGAAATTTTAGTGTTGGGTTTTAATCTACGAACAATAAATCTAACAGGAATAGATCTTACGAAAAATTGTAATCCAGTTGACACTTTGGTGTTATTAACAACTTTAGATCCAACACCTTTTGCTAATTCATTATTTTGAGGGCTAACATTTGAACTACTCGACACAGAAGCAGAACTTACAGAAGATTTAATATCTTCACTATTAATGTTTGCTAAAGATTCTATATTGAAAAATGATTTATTAGTTCCAACCCAATTAATAATAAATGAGTTGTGTAAACTAGAAAATGATTCTTTTACATCACTTTTAGCTAAAAATATAGTATTTAATTTTGTATTACTATCTACTACCAAAGGAGCAGTTTTTGTATCATACCACTGATCTACAGTAGGAAAGATAGCACAATCTCCTACGTATTGTAGGACAACAAATTCGTTTGGATTGATTGTTTTGGTGGCATTACTATTTCCTAATAATTTAACTTCTTTATATGGAAGAGTAATAATTCCATTATTATTGACATAACCAGAAACAATACGTTGATCTTCTCTTATATTAACTTCTTTTAATCCAATGCTATCTTCTTTTGATTGAGGTCTCAACACAGATTGCTGAGTATCAATAGCACATTTATAATCAACTGATTGTAAATTACCAATTTTATGAGCTTCGAAATTATCTACAATAAAACCAGATTTAAATCTGTCCATTCCAATTTCATCTTTGACTTGCATGTTTAATGCTTGTTGTTCTAAGATGCTTAGTGTAGTATAATATTCTAAACGCTCAATTCTTTTTTCTAATTTGCCAATATCTCTCATTGTATAACGTTTGTTATCAACGGGAAGAATTCTAATATCTTTACTAGTGTTAGTAAATGATGGGATGTGTATGTAACACAAACTAATAGCATCATCAACTGCTTCTGGTTTTGAAGGATTTAATGAAGAATTACCTTCTTTAATTAGAAAATCTCCTTTCTTCGTTAAGAAAACACCATCAATTCTGTCTAGATACTGTGTTTCACTAAATGACATTGTATACTCTAAATTAGAATCAGATGCTGGTGTAAGTGAAACTACACCACCAGCGCCAACAAAATTGACATAATCAAAATTGTTTGGATTTGAAAGAATAGATATATCTTGGAATCCAGTTATTGTAGTATTAGAATCTACTTTTGGTCTGAAATCAATAACGTCTTTTAATGAAACAACTCCATGTACTGTAGAATTAAAAGTAGGAATTAACTCCGAAGAAACTCCCGCTTCATGTAAGTATGAATCTACGGTACAAAAATCTCCTAAAGAATGCTCAAAGTAATCAAATGCTACAACTAATTGACCAGAAGGAGCATCAAATCCTGGTTTAAGAACAATTCTAGAAATATCGTAGAAAGTATCTCTTTGACCATCATCAAAAGTAAATTTATAAGTAATATCCGTGCCACTAATTAAATTACCGTTAGCATCAACTTTAGGTGGATTAGTAGATGTACCCTCATAAACGTATCTTAGTTTATAGACATCAGAATATGAGAATACTTCAATTGTATCTGTATCATAATCTTTCCCCCTTAGTGGAATAACTTTATCTCCAGAAGATACAATTATAATTCTTTTGTTGCTTATTGAAGTTTTTAATCTTGCTTTTGCTTTGTTAACTTCTACTGTGGCGGTAAGTTTTAATTTTGGATATGTTCCACCTTGATTAATAATACCGAAATACGTATTTGGTAAATTGATGACAAAAGAACCAGCTGTAACTTGAGAATTTGTATTAGTTGATTGAATAACCTGTACTACAGAAGGATCTGTAAAATCGATGTAAACAATATCTCCATTATCAACAATAGTTGATGATCCTTTATCTAATACTGTTAAAATATAATTATTTTCTGTCGGAGTAACAAATCTTTGTGTTCCTACAGGTAATTGAGCGGAGAATGTGATTGTTCCACCACTTGATGATAAATCAGTAGTAAAATCTTTTCTGATATAATATTTAAATTTTGTGTCGCTGTTGTCATTAATTAAAGATTTTAATTGCTTGCTGCCAGTTGGATAAATTAATGAAGAAGTAGAAACATTTTCTACATTTGGACGTACACGTATTATACTACTGTTAGTAATGTTTGTTTGTAAAGCATAATCCAAATAGATTCTAGATTTTGTAGTTCCTTGTGGATCCGTTACATATTGTACTATAGTCTTTACTACATTATTATTGGAATCATTGAATTGTATGATGTCGCCTTGTATAAGATCTCTTGACAAACTAGCACCAAATCCGCTACATTCAAGATATTTTTCTCCCTTCAATCCAGAAAAAGTAAAATTAGTAATTTGTAAATAGGAAGAATATGAAGTATCTGTTAAATCAACGTCAGATGTAAATTTATACTGATTATAATCTGAAGCAAATGATTTAATATTTTGAGGTGTGTAAGTTAATACAGTATTTTTAAATAATACTGGAGTAATATTAGCTACATTTGCTGGAACTGTTGGCGTTGGGAAAGCAGTAACAACAGGAGGCGCCGCATATGTTTCCGATAATACAGTTCTATTTAAAATAACTGCCCTGTAAATTCTACCACCGAACGCGTCAACTCTTATATTAGCAGCATCTATTGTAGATCCATTAATAATTAATTTTGTGCCATCATTATTATAACTATTACCGCCGTAGTTAACAATAAAATGGGAGATAGTATTTTCTGTAGCAATTTTAACAGAATTACCATCCTCATCAAAAATTGTTTCTCCTGGTAAAAATGTTCCAGATAAAGTTGATACAAATAAAGTATTTCCAAAAGTGTAATTTTCTGTTGTGTCGTTTTCAATTACACCATAAGCTCTACTAGTTTTTCCTGTAATGTATTTTCCTGTAGAAAATCCTGTATCAATTACAGATTCTGTAATAATCTTGGTAAAGAATACTGGATTAAAATATGAAAAATTGAATGATGCTGTATAAGGAGTCAACGGGTTGTTTATGTCCGTACCAGATCCTACCTTTCCTCTTGAAAGTATAATATCAGTATCTTCATTAAATCCGTTTGCTCTCTTATTAAAAGAAAAATCTTTTGGTTTTGCTATTCCAATAATAGGGGTAATAGTTGGATTATAATCGACAATCCACCCATAATAAGCCGTCCCAGCGGCAAGGGCATTTTGCTCTGTGAGGTAAAGATATCTTAATTTAGCTGCTCCAGCATCATCATATTCTTTAAAGTAAGTATCTAAGTAAGACTTTTTACCAAGAATAGTTAACTCTACGAAATATTGGTCTGGAGAAGGTGAAACTTGGGGTCTATTTACTAAAGAGTGACCAATTACGTCAACATAATCTACACTAGATGGAACACTTCCTGATCTTGTTTTGATAAACCAAAGTTTTGTTGGATATTGAGATGCCAGTGTTGGCAAATCGCCTTGTATTTGGACGTAAATAGTTTTAGTAGCATCAGATAAACTAAATTTTTGTGATCTTCTATCTACGGTTTGTTTAAAATAAGTATCAGTTTCGGTGTTATTTAAACCAATGGTGCCATCGTTAAATAAACCATTTAGAAAAACATTGGGATAAGCAGTTAATTCATCACCAACTGTATTTAAAGGAACGCTTCCATAAACATTAGTAATTTTAAAGTTTGATAAACCTTTAGATTTTAGTGTTACGTTATCTTTTGTTAAAGTATCTCTAGCTTTATTTACTGTTAGATATTTTGTTTGCTTATTTACAATTTCATATCCTCTCACATAAGCTTTTCCTGGTCCAACTCCAAGGACCATTTTAGTGCTTGCTTCCGTTTCAGAAAGACCATTTACTAATTTAGTTGATGGATTATATTGATAAAATCCATCGTTGCCATTTCTTTGATAATATTCTCTAATATCTAATGAAAAATCATTAACAACATAATCGCCAGATTCGTCGTATGTTCTTCGTGCTAAAGTTTCTTCTAATAAAGTATAATCAGCTGGTTTAATTAGTGATTCGATAGAACCAGATCTGATCTGTAGTAATTGAATAAAATTCTTATCAGTTACAGCATTATAATCAAATCTCTTTAATTCTAAAGAAATTTTTAATCTATGAGCACCAGGAGAAGAATAGTTTGAATAACCTCTAGCAATATCATATAAAGAAGGATCTTCTTCTGGAGTAACAATATCTTCTACAATCGTAAACCCAATTTTTGCTGATGGTTTATCGTAATATTTGTCAATAATTAATAATTGGGAATCGTTCCTTACAAAATATCCATTTACAAAATAGATTCCTTCCTGTACCTTTACAGCAGAAGCAAATCCCATCGCTGGGTTATTTAGATTAAGAGTGTCTTCTGTAATTGGATCAATAACTGTAATGCTTGTTGGTAAAACACTTCCATCAGTACCTACTACAAGTAATGGTGTATTAATTCCATCAACAACTTCTAACGTTTCACCTTGTCTAAAAGTAGATTCATTATTGGAATCACCACTTGTCAAATATGTTACATACAATGTATCGGAGTCTGTTTCCGTAGCATATTGAGAATCAATTACATTAGCAATAACATTAGAATTAATTCCTCTTAATTTTAATCCAATAAGAGTCTTAATATCATATTTTTTGTATACAATATTTTCTCCTTCACTAACAGCTACTTCAGATACAGAAGACAACTTAACGTAGTTTATTTTTGTATTTAACCCAACTTCACCAGGAACTACTTGTTCTCCCTGCTTAAAATTAAATTTACCATAACTTTCAATCTGTGATTGAAGAATTGATTGTAAAGTTGTTAATTCTCTAGTTTGAACAGCATATCCAGGTCTAAAAAGAACCTTATAAAAATTTTTTGACTGATCAAAATCGTCAAAATATGGAACTACGTTAAGTGGTGTCTTCTGTGGCATTGTAAATTATTCTCTATAAAATTAACGAGAAATTTATAATTAAAATTCAATTACTAATTTAATATCTTCAATCTGATCAGCAGCTCTTGTAATTAATCTTCTGTTTTCAACATAGATTACTTCGCCACTGTTTGCTTCAATTTCTGGTGAAGCTTGACCATTTAAGAATGTAACTCCCAAAATAGTTCCATTGGTGGTAGCATCAACAGTTCCTGAAGCACCAGATGATCCTCCTACAATTGGATTAGCACCTGATGATATAAAACCTCTAACAATACCTTGATAAGCATGTAGATCTGGAGTTTGAATATATTTAAGAACACCAGAAGTTGTTGAACCGCTATCTAGGGTCCAAGAAACTACAGTGCCATAAGCATCCACACCGCTAACTGTTTGTGTAATAATTTCATCTGCTTGATATCCCGCTGTTGCCCCAGTAATTTTTACAGCGTATAAATTATTTAAAGTATCGATAGTAGCATAAGTTGTTGTTCCGTAGGTATATGGATCTCTCATAATTCCAATTCTACGGAAATCATTGTCAACTGGGAAATCACCAGAACCTTCAGCATATGTAAGACGAATATTTGTCATGACACGTTTGCCATTAAGTTCTTGTTCCATATTGGCGCCACCATGACCACCTTGAGGAGGCAGAATCACAAATAAAGAACCAGTAGCAGTTCCTCCAACAGTTTGTGAAGCAGTTAAAGCAGAATCTGTGAATAAACCATAAGCAGCAGCTCCAGCACCAGTACCAGTTGCCAAAGGAACCGAAGCATAAGTATATCCACTTCCTTTATCAGTAACAGTTGATGAAGTAACAGATCCACCAGCAATAACAACAGTTACTTTGCCGCCAGATCCGTCACCAACAATTGGAGCATAGAAAGTACCATTTGGTAAATTAGCACCAGGATCTCTAACAAGAACAACATCAACAGCACCAGCAACGGCAGCAGCTTCTACAGCAGCTCTAGAAGCGTTAGTTTTTTGAACAATAGGAATAAAATCTGTAGATAGGAATCTAATTACATCATCAGTTGGAATAGTATACATATACTTCCAAACATATCCAGCTGTTCCTGCTTCTTCCTTATAAAGTCCAGCAGCATATGTGCCTGATCCTGGTGATGGAGTTGTTTTTGGTTCACTAGTAGCATTTTGACCAGATTGATATAATGGTGTAGTACCATTATATAAGCATTTAAATACTTCGTATTGAGAATTAATTACATAGAATTTAGCATCAGCAATTGATGCAGCTCCCGTAGCACTTTGATTTCCGATGATACCATTCGCTGTGGCAAAATAATCTGGTCTCCACATATCATATTTTGGATTTGCTGTTAAATCCCAATTGTATCTTCTAATTACAGTTCTAGCAAAGTCTGAAGTAATTCTTTTGGCAGCAATGATATCATCATATAATTCAAACTTTTCCTTTAAATTATCTAAAGGAAGTGGTGGTACATCTTCTGTAGCATATCTGTATACACCTGTTAATGCTCGAGCCCCAGTTTCTGCTGTGCCGTCCCAACATTTAAGAGTGGAACCTAATGTAGGAGCAGAACTAACAGTAGGACCAATAGAATAGAGGAGAAGACTATCTTCACGAACTTCTCTAATTACTCCTTTGAAAGTAGCACTAGCATAGTTGTTACCAACAAATACTGTTTGCCCTACAGCAAAAGCAGTTGAATTTCTGTTATAAATTTCTAAAAAAGCATCCCATCTTTGAGGACGCCCAACAAAGAAATACATTCTTGTACGCTCTTCGCCAACATCACTAGAACCTTCCGAAAGGGATTCTAGAAATTGCTGAGCATTAAAAATTCTAAATTTATCGGAGATAATAGCAGGCATTTAATTTTCTCTATGACGGGACAGGTTTTTCTAAGTTATTTATATTTATACTGTTTATCCAGGACCTGGATCTAATGGATAATCCAATGGCAAATCAGCAATTTCGATAGATCTAATATAGTCGCCAGGAGGATGTGTTTGACCTCCAGTATCTAAATAACCTCTATCTAATCCAGTAAATCGATCATTTTGTTTTCCAGAGTATCTAACTATTTCTTTGTTAATTAATAACAATCCAGATGATGGAAATCCTTTTGTGCTTGTAACATATACAACAGTAGTTGATGGTGATAATGGGGCATCCAAATATGCTCCAAATTCTTGTACAGACGCTGGAACTAAATCAAAAATTCTGCCATCTTCCAGATAATGAGAAAGGTTTCTCGTTTCAAATTGTTCAATAGTCAGATTAGGATAATAATATTCAAATTCTTCTAAGGTCATTCCTGATACATTGGAAGAACCACTGCCAGTAAAAGCATTGTTTTCATATAATCCTATATTCCATCCAGCATTTGTTAATCCATATCTACCATCAAAAGATTCTGATGATTTATAATCAAACAATCCAACATCAATATAACGGTCAATTTCTCTAGAAGTATCTACAATAGTAGTAGATTGTAATTCTGGTCTTATTGTGGTTGTGATATTTGGTAAAATTGCTGGTGATATAGTTGTAGAGGATTTCTTAATAATATCAGTAGAAATAATATTTGATACAGCAGCAAAAGCATAAGAAACCATTGATTGTTGTGGTTTCGGTGTAATAATCTCATTTATTTGGATATCAGTATTAATTTCACCAAGAGATTGTCCCACAGAAACAATCTGATTAGATACACCTAATGTTCCGTTTGCTATTATACTAATTCTAGAAGAAGAAATTAAACCTTGTAGATATATTTTTGGTATAAGTTCAAAACTAGTTACACTATCAATTTTTCTTTGATTAGATTTAATTCTATTATAACCTCTGGCAACAACCACCTTTGGAGCTTCTGTATATCCAGATCCACCATCAAGTAAAACAATATCTAAAATATCTCCACCATACGATATAACTTCTGCTCTAGCGCCACCACCTTTTTCTGTTTGAGGAACAAATTCAATTATAGGTGTTGTGTAATACTGATATGCTGTTGGTTGTAGTAAAACATTTTGACTAAAGAATAATTGTAAATCTCTCTTATTCCAAATTAAATCTATAACAGAACCATCGTTGTCAATAACAGCATTAATACTTAAACCTTCACCTCTAGTTATTTCATTATAATTTGTTACTGTAATTTTAGAATAAAAATCATTAGTAATGATTTCATCATCATTATAATTTTTTGGTTTTACTATATCAGGAACATTTATGATTTCTCTGTAAGATTTTTCTCCATCAATCTGAATTAAATCACCTTCAACTAAAGAATTGAAATGTTTTGTTTTTCTGTAAGATTCAATTTGATCTCCGAGAGAATAACCATATAACCATAATGGTTGTTTTTTACCTTTAACTAATATTCTTTCTCCGTCTGAATTTACAGCATAAGATGAATTTATAGTGTATGATCCAGACAAAGTATAATCATACTTGTCATTAACTCTAAACACTAAATTATTAGAAGTAATAATTGAATCTAAAAGATTTATTGGTGTTAATAAAATTAATCTAAGATCGTTAGCAATTTTATCAACTTTTTTCAATTCTCCTAATAAAATATTATTTTGTAGTACTTTTACATTTTGAGAATAAAATTCTGGTGAATGATTACTATAAAGATTTGTTAAACTATCAAAATTTGGAATAAGATTTACACCAGATAGTGTTAATGATATTTTATTATAAAAAGTATCTGCTTCAAAATCATACACTGTTAATGTTTTTGGTAAATCTCTACCATATAGCAAGATAACAGAAACATCTTGATAAGTTTCAAATCCATCTTTGGCAATATATTTTTGTATAGGAGATGTAAAAGTAATATTAGGACCTACAATTTCATATGATTTATTTTCTTGTTGTAAAACACCATCAATAAAAACTAAAGCAAAGTATGAGTCATCTATTTTTCTTACTCTACCACTAACTTCATCTTTAATTAAATATGGACCTGCTCCTCTATATTGAATAACCTCAGTATCAATAGTTAATCGTTCATAACTACCTACAGTGTAAATAAAGCACTTTTCTGGTAAATCTTCAGTAGTTACTGGATTTAATGGTGGTTGAGAAAATACAATCTTATCAGTTTCGTTTGGATCTTCTGATCTATCAATATAATAAGAATTGCCATAAGGAGTATTAGAATCTATTTTTGATTTTTGTAATACTCCATTTAAAAATACCAATAAATTTTCGTTTTTATCTGTCTTTACTATAGTATTATCAGAATAGTACAAATTAAAAACTGTATCTACCCCATCAAACAATGGCGTGATATCTTTGAGTGGTTTAAAATATCTATCATTTAAACCGCTATTTTTAAACTTGATTAATCTTCCATAAAAATTTTGACTTTCTACTAATTGACCCTCTATAATTCTATCACCAAGAGGAGGTTCTGAAAAAGAAATTTGAGTGCCAGAAACAGTAAATGCTTCTTCTGGATGTTGAACTATACCGTCCAAAGAAATAATTAAATTTTCTGAATTACTGACACTGATTGGTAAATTAGTTTTTTTATCATACATTGTGAAAACTCTATCACCATCTGCTTTAGAAGTGTCATTACTAAAGTCACCATTAAATGGAGTAAGCAATCCTATTTCTCTAGCAAATAATTCAGAAGAATCAAACGTATCTACGGATATAGATCCAATACCTCTCTCAACAATTAAACTATCGACAGATAAAGTTGATGTTGTGATTTGCTTTTTAGTTGTTACTACAGTTAAAGAAATTGGTGGTAAAGATATACAACTATATGATTCTATTACTTTTTGATTGGTGGGCATTCTAGTAGAAGCCGCAGACTCAATTAAAACTTCACCAAATAATTGGAATCCAGCTGGATGGGTAGTTTGTTTAATTAAATCTCGCCAAACATCAATAGGAGTTCTAGATTTAATTACATAAGAATAATCTTGATAAAAATAAGAATCAGTTAATTTTTGGGAGTTTGTACTTAATTTTCCTCTGTCAGAAGCATAATATCCTAAGTTATCATATGATGTCTG